TTAAAAGGTTTAACAGTTTTACCACCGACAGCACTCTGGCTTCCTGAACCTGACAAAGACCCTTTACGGAAATGTGGGTTGCTGTCTAAGAACTCTTTTACTCGATCTTCGATTGTTAAAAGTTCTCCTTTTGCGTTATATCGTACATTAGAATTATTATCAACTACTTCTATACGACCATCATCTGTGTACTTAACTTCGTCTTTTAGCAAAGCAACTACTTGTGATGGATTGATAGCTTGGTTGTTTGAAGCTACAGAAAGAATTGAATTATCTACTTTTTCTTTCTTAATTTGATTTTTATATCTTAACAATTCTTGTTCTTTTTCAGATAATCTTTCTTGCATTATCTTTTCCAAGTCTTGTTTAGTCTTAGCTTCTTCTAATTGTTTTTGTTTTAGAATTTCAGCTTTTTGCTTTTCTTCTTCTTGAAGTCTTTTCTCATATTTTCTTTGTTCAGCTTCAAGTCTTGATTTGATTATATTATCAAGTTGTTCTTGAGTAAAAACATTTGATTTAGTTTCTGCTTTTACTTCAGTATTTGTTTCTG